AATCAAAGGACAAATAGAAAAACAATCAGCAGATATGCCTGGAGTGGTGGAACACAGATTCAATCAGCTGCAGGAATTAGAAGCCATATTGGAATATTTAAACATAGAATTACGAAGACTACGCAGTAGTTTTTTTAAAAAATACTTTGAAAACTACAACAGAGCGCTCACCAGTCGAGAGGTAGAAAAATATGTGGAAGGTGAGGCAGACGTGGTAGATTATGAAAAAATTATAAATGATTTTGCTCTCATGCGCAACAAATGGTTAGGTATATGCAAAGGTTTGGACCAAAAGCAATGGCAATTAACCAACATTGTTAAACTGCGTGTGGCAGGCATGGAAGACGCAGCCATTTAGCCGAACTCAATAATTTTTTTCCTTTAAATACTGGTATGAAACTGCTTCTTAATGACAAAGAAATCGCGCAATTTTTAATGCGGCTAATAGACTTCAAACACAAATCAAGACAAAATATCAACTATGAAGCCAGTTTTCCTGCTACAATCAAATTTGTAAAAGAATGGAGGCGAGAGATTAGACAATACAAGAGAAGGAATCCAGGAAAACCATTTTGGTTGGGCAAAGAGTTTCATAATTTAAAGAGAACAATAAGTAAAGAACTCGAGGCCATTCGTACTCAATTTGTAACTCAACTTAGAACTAATCAAGACAAATATTGGCCTCTTTTGTTGAAACATACAGATAAATTTGTTGAGGCAATTGGTTTACAAAATATTCTTGATTTATATAACAAACATCCTCTAAATAATTTTGTCAAAAGCACAGGCAAGACAATTGATGCAGATTATCAACTAGTGAGAAGAAAAGATTTCCAAAGTTATAATGATGATTGTTTGATTAGAAACACCACTGGCAATGAATCCTTACTAATTGAAAAGATTGATAATCATTATCCATTTTGGTTTATTGACAGCGGCTACACAAATTTTTTGGAATCGAAAAAAAAGTGGCACAGATTAGTGCGCAATCATTTGCACTATGGCGGCATGTTTGACGCTCCTGTGGACAGACTAATAAATTTTAGTTCTTTTCCAAGACCTTGGCGAGAGGCAGGGGAAAAAATATTAATTGTAGAGCCAGGTCCATTTGCCGCAGGCATATTCCATGTGGATCTTAAAACTTGGAAATATGATGTGGAACGTAAACTTAAAAAATACACAGACAAAAAAATAGTTTTTCGAGAAAAAGTAACAAAAAAAGAAAGAACCAATCTTTATGACGAACTTTTAAATGAAGACTATTATTGTTTAGTGAACATTAATTCAAATGCTGCTACTGAAGCCATATGGGCAGGCGTGCCTGTGATTACCTTAGATAAACATATCACCAATGCAGTGTCTGCAAACAAGTTGTCTGACATTAATAACTTGCAAAGACCCAACATAGCCAATTGGTTAAGTATGTTAAGTTACAGCCAATTTACTGAAGCAGAGCTGTATGATGGCACTGCCTTTAATTGTGCAAAAAAATATCAACTGCAGGAATAACTTTATGGAGGCAGTAATTTTTGAAGAAAAATTTAGAAAAGGCACAAAGCAACTCAATCTGAACATATTCAGAGGTATCGCCAGTAAAAAACACATAAAGGCAGCCATAGCAAGAGGGGAAGATTTTTACTACATGGATTCTGGTTACTTTGGTAATTTTAAAAATCCAGCCAACCCTAAAGGAAAAAAATGGTGGCAAAGAATAGTTAAAAATGAACTACAAAAATCTAAGATAGAAACAAGACCTAATGATAGATGGGAGGCATTAGCTGGTCGAGATCCAAGATTACAATGGCGAGGTTGGAAAAAAGATGGCAACAAAATATTAGTAATAGTACCCAGTGAAAAATCTTGTCACTATTATGAATACTCCAGCAAACAATGGCTGCAAGACACATTGTCCACTATTAAAAAACACACCAACATGCCAATTATTTTGCGATATAAAACTTCAAGACCAGAAAGACAAATAAATTCCATCTACAAACAACTGGATGAAGGAATATTTGCCACAGTGGCTTTCAACAGTATTGCTGCTATGGAGTCCATAGCATATGGTATTCCTGCATTTGTAAGTGTGTCTTGTGCTGCCAGTCCTTTGGCCAGTGGTGATCTTACGCAAATTACTACTCCGCATTATCCGGAACCAGCAAAGGTGTATGCACACTGTTGTAATCTAGCATATGGTCAGTTCACTGAAACTGAAATGCTGAATGGAACTGCATGGAGATTGTTGAATTATGAACCAAGTTACAAAAAATAAACTAATTGTTGCTACCTACTATAAAGCAATACCATTGCACAATAAAAATGCCGAAAAGCCTATGATTCTGGATTATTTCTGTGAAGGAGTGAATAAATGCAATGATATAGCCATAGCGCATAGAGAATCAACACCAGTGCCTTGCGACGTTGCCCTGATACAAGGTTATGTGCATGAGCATGGAAAAACAGCACCACATTTAAAATTAAGGAAAGAAATCATAGAGTTGCAGAAACAACACAATAAAAAAAGTATAATAGTAGACAGTAGTTTGTTTTTGTACGTGGACACAAAAAATCCGCAACATTATTTAAGATATAGTTTCAATGGAGTATTTCCTACTACTGGCTTTTATTTTGACACTGAAGTTGATTCAAACAGGTGGAGTAAAATTAGTAAAAATTTAAATATCACTTTGAAGCCATACAGATCACAAGGCAATCATATATTAATTTGTTTACAAAGAAATGGAGGATGGAGTATGGGTGGTCATCCAGTGGCTCACTGGTTAGAATCGACAATACGAAAAATAAAATCAATTACTACACGTCCTATAATAGTGAGACCACATCCAAACGATAGAAAAATTATGAGCATGCTTAGAATGAAATTTAAAAATGTTAAACTGAGCACATCACCTAATCTCTTATCAGATCTTACTAATGCTTGGGCAACTGTGGTTTATAACAGTTCACCCAGTGTGGCCAGTATCATAGAAGGTGTGCCGGCATTTATCACAGATCCTGAACCGCGACACAGTCAAAGTTATACAGTAGCCAACACAGATTTGAATCAGATTGAAAATCCCATATTACATGAAAGACAACTGTGGATCGAAAAACTTGCCATGTGTCATTGGAATTTTGATGAGTTGCGTTCAGGTGAGGCTTGGACTTTTTTTAAAAAATATATTTGAAAGAATTTATATGAAAAGATTGAAAAATGGATGGATGGTTCCAGAAGACGATAAAAAAATGACTGCACATTTAGAAAATGACAAATACATGCAAGTACCCAGTTATGAAGGTAAGTTTCGTTCACACATTTTGAAACATATACCCAATCGTAGGACATTTGTAGATGTGGGAGCCAACGTGGGAGTGTGGAGTTTACCATTCGTGAAACAATTTAGAAAAGTTGTTGGTTATGAGCCTTCCAAACAAAACATAGAATGTCTCACACACAATGTGGGTACACTTATGGAAATAAGAACCAAAGCTGTGGCCAATTTTGAAGGCACAGCTGATTTTCATCAAGGAGGAAAAAATTGTGGTGATGGAAAATTATGCAGATGGGGAGTGAAAAAAGACTACACAGTGCCTGTGGTCAAATTGGACAATGAGAATCTTGTGGATGTGGATCTAATTAAAATAGATGTGCAAGGTTGGGAGCTGGAAGTGCTGCAAGGAGCGTTGGAGCTAATTAAGCAGCAGAGACCATGGGTGGTGTTTGAAGTCAATCAGGATATTGACGTGTGTTGCACACTGATGGAACAGATAGGTTATGAAACTATAGGATTAAAAAGTAAAAGATTATTTTGTTGGGCGCCTCTGTCTGGCCACAATGCTCCACAGGATCGCACTCAGTTTGCAAGATATTTAGGTCCTGGACCCTATGCCGATAGATTTGGAAAATAACTTCCAAGCAACTCCTGATGATAATTCGTGTTTGTCGCCCCCAACACACAAGAAACTTGGTTGATTTATCATCGCCAATAAGATTCAGTTCGATTTATTTTCAAATCATCCTGATGACTTCTGCCTATTTTTTTCCTAGCTCCTTTGAGATGATCCAACCAAGCGCCCCAACGACTGTTGATCAATGGATGACCTTCTCCTATGGAATTTTTGGGGTTAGGTCTAATATCATGCAGATGTGCTGCCCAATCCAGTTGTTTCAGTTGTGGGAATCTTTCACGCACACGATCAAACACAAAACTATCATGCCATTCTTCCATGAGGAATATGCCAGATTCTGCTTGATCATACACTCTTTGAAACTCTTGTAAAAAATCTCTGGTGTGTGAGGATTTAAGATTCATCGCATACAATCCACACTCGGAGTATTTGCCTTTTCTGCCTAGATAACACAAATCCATATCAGCAGGTATTAAGGATTGCAGATCTTGCACAGTAATATTATTGTGACATATGGTGTCAGCATCCATCCAAATTAGTGTGTCTGTGTTGCAAAT